AAGACACTGTCAGATCAAAATAAGGTACTAGTTGTAAACTAGATTTTATGATCACCCTAACCTTTAAAGGATTTAAATCGCTGTAAAGCGAATGGTACCAAGTGTGGCACCTTGACCAGCAGCATATGTGCCAGTAATTTGCACTGAATAAGAATCAGTGCCATTTGCAGTTCCAAATGTTGAAAAATTAACATTTGCGCCACCATCAGTGGCTGCTACAGTTGCTCCTGCTTCTATAACGTTCGTCAAACCATTATAAGCAGCACCATTTTTATTTAACTGTGCAAGAACTTGCAATGCTGTTGCATTTGTTGTGTTGTAACAATTCAAAACAACATCAATCAAATAGTTTCCTGCTGGAGGAACTATAACTCCTGCTGTATTTACTGCACCCAATCCATTGGTATCTGCAGTAGCAAAAAGAATAGTATACGCATTTCCAGTTGCCGCCATATTGACAGCATTTGATCTAAAAACAGAAACTTGATTGTTGGCTGGAATTTGAGTTGTTCCCTCTAAAATAGGAATAAACAACTCACATCGATACCTAACATGGAGTTCTCCAACTTCTACATTGTTAAGTATTCCTTGTGTTGAGACAAACAGATTTCCAATATCATATGTTTTAATATCTGTGCCTCCAGGTAATCCAGCAGGTCGCACAAAGAAACCATCAAGCAATCGTCTCAATTCACGAATGGGAATTTCAAGTGCAAAATTTTCAGATGGCATTCCATCACTGTGGGGAACAGTGTCTTCTACTTGTTGTTTATTAACTGGTGCTCCATCTGCAGCATCGTTATCAAAACTCAACATAACTTTTCCTACTTGCCCATTAGTGGCAAATTCAGAAACTTCTCGTTTGTAATAAAATTCACAATACGAGAAGCGATATTTCTCAAAGTTCTTTGCTATTGTTGATCCCCAAGGAAAAGTAGTAGCATTACCAATATTAACGGAATAACTTACGACGTTAAAATTTGGTTGTCCTGCGACAGTAACAGCCCCGATATATTCATCTTCTTCAATTACTGTTGGGGCCCGCGATAACATCTTATTTCGCGTACTTCCTTTTCCTGCCAACATAAACGATCTTCCACCACGCTGTCGTGGCATTTGAACAGGTCCTCTACCTTGTCCTCGTCTATTTGGTCTCCGCCTAGGTGGTCCTTGACGCATCCTTGGTGGTTGTTGTTGTTGTGGTTTTCGAGTAGCTCGGGCTTTCGCCCCCCTTTGGCCTCGTCTCCTACCTTTGGGTTGTGTGTTAACTCTATTAGAGTTCGACATTTTATTTTTATTTGGCATTGCTTCTTCTAATTTTCCAAATACACTTTGTCGGTAGCAAATTAAATCGCCACAATACAGTCGCTCAAGAGCTAAATCAGAATGGAGTCCACACTTTGCTAAAATCCAATCCTGATCTTCAGCTAACACTTTATCATAATTTTCAAATAACCAGGCTATAATTGCTTTACAAAAATTTCTCATGGGAATATCAGTCCATCCATTGAGTAAAATTGAGCCTACTCTGGTCAGTGTTACAGCTGGAGTTATATGTGCCATTGGTGCATATAACAATCCTGCAAGAAGTTTCTTTCTATCATAAATAGGCACAGCCATTCCATTCATAAATATGGTATGTGCTGAAAGAAAATCCAATTCTTCTGCTAATCGAGGTTCAAGTGAGTCTGTCGTTGTAGTGACTCCTATTAATTTCCACTCTGCAATAACAGTTCTTGCATTATAAAAAGAATGTGCTTCATCCGAAACGGTCCAAGTGTTGTCATCACCAACAAGCACTTTAGCGGTATTTGCTTCAAAATCTAGATAGCTAACCATTCTTCTCTCTTTTGCGTTTCTAATCCATGCGTACGCAAGTAACGTATATAAAATCAATGTATTATCATTGATAGTGTTTGGTGATCCTGATGGGTTTCCTGTTAATTTAAAAATTAAAACTCCATTAGGGCTAACAATTAAAGAATGTACTAAATTTCTATAAAGATTCTTTAATCGGATTAAATTTTCTGGTGTTCTATCTTCAACACACAGCATATTCCATCTAAATCTGGCACAACCCCACATAAGGTAATTGCGCAATGATGAGTCATATTGAGATTCATCTAGAGCATATCCGTTTCTAAAAACATTAAGCTTTCGATAGAGTCTATCCCAATTGCCTCTAAAAGGCGACATTCCAACACCACTACTGGAACGTAAGAATGAGGCATTCATCTTCTCATTCATGTCGGCACATAACCTATTACCGTTTGTAGTTATGTCGACCGCTTCTGCAGTAAAAGTTCGGATTGAGTTTGCCGATATCTTTGCTGCAGTTCGCAACTCTTCTTTTAACGAGTTTGTACACAATGCTGTATAATTATCTTTCAGCATGTTAACCTCAAAATCATATGCCAACCAGTCTATAAATTCTGGATGCTCTTCAAAGAGCTCTTTCTTTTTAGGGCAAAACAAATTAAAAGGGGCTCCACTTGAAGTTGACATATCTAATTTTGCCACAACTTCTTCAAGAGAGCGAACTCGTGAATCACGCATATAAAAACCAAAATGCGTTTCAGTCCATTCCCACGCCAGATTCATGTCTTCAACTTGATCTACTGACATCCATGGTATATCTTTACCATATTTTGCTAGGGAAATATAAGCTGCTTCTGGATTTGGAATTGGTAATCCCCAATCAGTTGGTACTTCAATTTTCATTTCATCAACAAACATTTTAACTTGTGGATCCACTCCTCTTTTATTTTTATAACGTGGAAACCTGCTTATTGAACCAACCA